CAAGCAGAGTGCTGCATAAAGTGGATGAGAAGGAGAAGGGATGATTGGTTTGCGGCTAATGGCCCATGTAGGGATTGCGGATCTACGGAGCGACTTGAGTTGGATCATATAGATCCAGGTGAAAAAATATCGCATAATGTCTGGTCTTGGTCCGACGCTAGAAGACTTCCGGAGTTGGCAAAATGTCAGCCGCTATGCCATCTTTGCCATAAAAAGAAAACCGCTGAGTTTAACCGCCAGCGAAAACGCCCAATTGAGCACGGAAATCTCGGATACCATCGCGGATGTAGGTGTGACGTATGCCGCGAATATCAGTCTGGAAGAATGGCGGCGTACCACATGCTCCATCCCAGACGTAAATTTGCCCCGCAAGCTTTGAACTGAAGCTCCTGTCTTGTAAACAGGGGAGCCGTGTGGGATTCACGGGCGGGGCTCCATAGGCCACTCTTCTAGTGGTAAGAAACTCGCCTGATTAGCGAGGAATCGGCGTTCGATTCGCTGGTGGCCTACCAAGTTTTATTGCGGATAAGTGAACCGGTGTCATGCGGGGCTCATAATCCCAGCGAGGCCGTTCAACTCGGCAATCCGCAACCAGTTTTGGGGGAATAGTGATAGCGGTAGCACTGATGGCCTGCAACCATCAAGCCGGAGTTCGACTCTCCGTTCCTCCACCATTTTGCCGAAGTAGCCGACGTGGTCAAGGCACCGGTTTGAAGCACCGGCCATGAGCGTTCGATTCGCTCCTTCGGCGCCAATAAACGGCAGGCGCTACGTTGGTCTAATTCCACCCCAAGCGGAACACGGGGCCAGTGGCGTGAGCAATCTTGGGTAAAAGTGCTCGGTTCCTGCCGTTTAAGTTATGGGGCACATAGTGTAGCGGCAGCACGAGAGTCTGTGAACCTCTCAGGACGGGCTCGAATCCCGTTGTGCCCCCCAATTTTATTGCGGGCTCGGTTAACGGCAAGCCGCTGGCCTTTGAAGCCAGCTTTCGAGGTTCGATTCCTCGGCCCGCAGCCACAGCCGGTTCGTTCAGTGGCAGGACGGGTGGCTCTGAACCACCAGACGGGAGTTGGATTCTCCCACCGGCTACCATTTATTTTTTTATGCCCCTGTAGTCTAAAGGACAAGGCACACGGCTACGAACCGTGAAATCGAGGTTCAATTCCTCGCAGGGGTACCATTTTAATCCGCCTATCGGCTAATGGATAGGCCGCGAGACTCCGAAGCTCGAAATCGCCGTTCAAGTCGGCGTAGGCGGACCAGTTTGGTGCGATCGATTAAAGGTAGGTCATACCCCTGTCACGGGTAAGATCGGAGTTCAATTCTCCGTCGCACCGCCAAAGTTTATGTCCTTATTGGCAAATTGGCTTAAGCCGCCTGTTTCTCAAGCAGGAGATATGCGGGTTCGAATCCCGCTAAGGACACCATGAGCGCAAACTCGACTGGCGAACAGAGGGCGGCCTTTCAAGCCGTTTAGGTGGATTCGATTTCCACTGCGCTTACCAAGTTTAAATGGCAAGTTTGGAAAGTTTGGGAAATTCCAATGGGAAGTTTTGGGTTCGTAGCTAAGACGGGAAAGCGCCAGGTTCTTACCCTGGAGATGCCGGAGTTCGATTCTCCGCGGACCCACCAAGTTGTTCCTGGGTAGCTCAACTGGTAGATGCGTACGGCTGTTAACCGTAAGGTTGTGGGTTCGACCCCCACCCCAGGAGCCAGTTTGGTCCTTTAGCTCAGTTGGCAAGAGCGGCGGCCTCATAAGCCGATGGCGCTGGGTTCGAATCCCAGAAGGGCCACCATGCCGGGGTTGTCGTCTGGTGATGGCGCTTCTCCTACAAAGAAGATCAGTGGAGTTCGATTCTCCACCCCGGTACCAAGTTTTGGGAGCGTAACCTTAAGAGGAAGAGGCCCGGTCTTTTAAACCGGTTTGTGGGCCTTCGAGTGGCCCCGCTCCCACCATGCCGCCGTCGTCTAAAGGAGAAGGCTCTCCGGTCCTAACGGAGAAATGCCAGTTCAATTCTGGCCGGCGGTTCCAATTTCTATGATTCTTGCAGCTGGACTTTTAATCGCGCTGATAATTGCGCTACAACGGAAGTAGCTATGTCCCTATTAAGGGCCGTTCTGGTCTTGAATACGTCATATGAAGCTGTGAACGTGTGTAGTGCCCAGCGGGCTATGATTCTCATCTGTAAGGGCGCCGCTGTCGTTCAGGAGCCTTCGTCACACTTCTTGCACACGCCGAAGATGAAGTTGCCGCTTCCTAGCGTGATCCGGCTGGTAAACTACCGTTATGTCCCACGGCATACACGTTCCGTTTCGAGGAAGAACATCATGGAAAGGGACGGTTACGTGTGCCAGTACTGCGGTGCAAAACTGCCGGCTTCTAAACTTACGATGGATCACGTCACGCCTAAATCACGCGGTGGTCGTGCTTTATGGGAAAATCTTGTGGCGTGTTGCCACCCCTGCAATAATCGGAAGTCCGACCGTACGCCAGCCGAAGCCGGGATGCCGTTGATTCGGCGGCCATTGCCGTTCTCGATCCACGTAAAACACCGGTCAGCGGCGGCAGAAAGTGGTGGACTTTGGGATAAGTACCTATTCTGCTAGAATAGGTACCAATGCCGCGTTTATACGTAAGAGGAAATACCGTTGATCGACTGTTAAAGAGATCCAGGGAAGGTCCAAGTGGATGCCGCTTATGGAATGGCAGGCTAACGACCAATGGGTACGGCGTGGTTTGGCATGAAGGAAAGCAAATATACGCACACCACGCGGCATACATTCTAAATATTGGGCCAATACCAAAAGGCATGAAATTGATCCACTTGTGCCATAATCCTGAGATTTGTTCTGGTGGGACGGGTTGCCAACACCGTGCCTGTATTAATACGTCGCACTTGGCTATCGGCACACCCGTTGATGTTGCCGCCCGTACCTGTAATAGAAATAGGGCCAAGAAAATGTGCCCAGCTGGTCATGTCTATACCGAAGAAATGCGAGTAAGGTATGCAAAATCAGGACAATATACGCGAGTGTGCTTTATATGCCAAAAGGAAAGGCGCTTGCTGAATAGAGACAAGTTGCTCGAATATTTACTTTCCCATCCGTGCGTAGATTGTGGCGAATCAGATCCTATCGTTTTGGAGTTCGATCACATAAACGGCAACAAGATAGCCAATGTTTCATCCATTAAAAACACAAAAAACTGGGATCAGGTATTGGCCGAAATTGCGAAGTGCGAAGTTCGGTGTGCAAACTGTCACCGGAGAAGAACGGCGTCTCAGTTTTTGTGGTGGAAGCGGCTTGGCTGAAAATCCCCTGCTGGGACCGTTACCTTTTCGTGTGATAATGTTCCCGTGTAGTGCCATCGACGGATACACCACCGCTCGATGTTTAATACTCCGGATGTACGCCGGATAATAGGGGGCAGCGCCTCGACGGTAAATCACTAAAAGTGAGCCTGCCCCTTCGAAATATACGGCCCTATAGCTCAGTGCATAGAGCAAACGGCTTCTACCCGTTAGGCCGCTGGTTGGAATCCAGCTAGGGCTTCCATTCACCCGATTGCGCCACTGGTGCATAAAATGCAATCATTGGCGCCATGAGCACAACATTTACCGTAGATCCAGCAACCGACTTAAATTCAAAGTTTGCCGTTGCCGGTCCAATGGGAATCGTGAGCTTCGTTGACCAGTGGTATTGCGCCACTCCGGCCAAGGCCGCGGAATTCGTAACCTATCTCAAGCAAAAGCTGAACATCGACGCTACTGTCAGCTTTGGGTGGCCGGTTTTCAACCCGGCGCCAGGTTCTCCTTTCCTTCTTACCGGCATGGTCCCGTATATCGATTTTGCTGGGGCCGACGCTTCCGGCAATATCAACGGGAACCCGTACCACAACAACGCGGCCCAACTGTTCACGCTGTATTACTTCTTTCAGGACGGCGGAGCCCTCGGAGATCAGAGAATTCGCCAATGGTTTACGCCACCAGCGCAGTAATCGCGCTATGATGGCAGTGCGTAATTTCGTTTCTAACCTAGAACTGAACGACACGGGCCTACTGGAATCAGGGTGGAATTCCCTGGACGGTAGGCCCAAACTATTTGTTGACAACCACCTTTTAGTGGTATCCTCTGTTTCGTACGGGCCTCAAAACCCTACATTGAAGAACAGTGCAAACCCCCGCCTGTGAAGGCATTGGGTAAGCGCGGCGGTCCTAGGCCGCCGGGAGTTCAATTTGGCGACTTCGGCGCATACAATTTCGCCGGCTACGTGGGATCGCGTTAAGGAAGCTAACGCTGTTTCCGGCACGATCTCACGACAGCCCGAACAAACGGCGCTTGAGGCACGCAAAAACGACCTCTTCATGCAGGATGCGCGAGAGCGCTTCCGGATTTCTGTTAACGCATCCGACCGGCAACGCCGGGAAATGCGTGACGATCTCCGGTTCTATGCTGGGATTCAATGGGACGAGTCGATTCGCGCCGTCCGCGACCAGCAGGGTCGCCCCTGCCTCACCATAAACCGCATACCTGGATTCGTGTCGCATGTCGTCAACAACATGCGCCAACAGCGGCCCGGTATCAAGGTGGACCCGATTGCCGGAGGTGCGGATGAGGAAATGGCCGATGTGCGCGAGGGGCTCATGCGGCACATCGAAATCAGTTCCCATGCCGATATAGCCTACGACACAGCTTTCGAGAACATGTGTATAACCGGCCTCGGGTATATCCGTGTTATCGATGCATGGGCTGACCCAAGATCGGTTGTCGATCAGGAATTACGGGTAGAGTGGGTTCCCAATAGTTTCAGCGTCTTCGAAGATCCGACCGCAACCCAACCTGGATGGCGCGACGGGAAGTACCGGTTCATTGTTGAGGACATTACCCTCACCGAGTTCCGCCACCGGTTTGGTAAGGAGAGGTCTCCGGCCTCGCTTTCCGAATTTACGGCGCTTGGTACAGAACAGCCGTACTGGATGCTTGGCGACAAGATCCGCATTGCCGAATACTTCCATATCGAAGAAGAGGACGATACCCTTTTCGAGCTTAACGACGGCAGTGGAGTTTACGAGTCGGAACTGTCAGAAGACGATCCGCGCATCTCGGAAATCAAGGAAGACGGATCTGGCGGATGGGTTAGCCGACCGGCGAAGCGTAAGCGGGTCATGTGGACACAGATGTACGGGCTGGGTGTCCTCCGGCAGCGCGAGTGGCCGGGGAGATATATTCCCGTCATCCCGATAATCGGCAACCAGATCGAGCTTGAGGGAGAGCGGATCATCGTTGGGATGGTTCGGTATGCGCGTGAATCTCAGCGCATGTTCAACTACATGTACTCAAGTTTCGTTGAGACCTGCGCCCTAGCTCCCCGCGCCCCTTACATCGCTGAATTTACCAGCGTCGAAGATTTCATCGACAGCTATAAAAACGCCAACACCAACCCTCAGTCGGTCCTGCTTTATAAGCAGCGCAGTGTGGATGGCGCTCCAGTCAACCCGCCGCGACGTGAAGTTGCGGAACCGCCAATCCAGGCATTCGTGGCCGGATTAAAGTTGGCCGACGACAACCTGAAGGCAATTTTCCGTATTTATGACGCTAGTCTAGGGCAAAAAGGCCCACAGGAGTCCGGAATTGCAATCAATTCGCGCAAGATTGAAAGCGACCTGGCGACGTACGACTGGATTGACAACTTCACACGCGGGTTGCGGTGCCTCGGGGAGGTATTGGAGGACTTACTACCGCACTACTATAACCGGCCGGGTAGGGTTCTCCAGATTCTTCAGGAGGATCTACAGCGCAAAATCGTAACAATCGGTAAGCCGGTTGACCAGAGTGATGATATTTACGACCTAAACCGGGGTAAGTTTGCAACCACGGTATCGACCGGCCCAATGCTCTCGACGCGGCGCCAGGAAGCGGCCAAGTCGATGATCGAGCTTGCCAAGGTCTACCCAGCGCTGATGCAGGCGTGCGGCCCGATGATCATTCGCGAGATGGATTGGCCCGGTAAGGACGCGATTGCGGCCCAGCTTGAGAAAACACTTCCACCGCAGTTGCGCCAGCAAGATCCGGACGCGCCGAAGGACGACCCAGAGCAACTCAAGCAAACGCTTAATCAGGCGATGCAGCAGATTCAGGTGCTCAGTAAGCTGGTCACCGAGGCCAGCGACAAGAAAACTCAGGAATACCAGAAAGAGTGGTTCGAAACAATCCGTGCGGAGATGGCCAACCAGACAGCCATCGAGACGGCGATGATTAAAGCCAAAACCGCCGAGGTGGACAACCTGTATCAGCGTCTTGAGGCAGAGTTGCAGCGCATCCACGATATCGGCATGGTGGCCATCGAGCAACAGCCACAAAGTTCCGCGCCAGCTGGCCAAGCCGCGGCGCCACAAGTTCCGCCTTCGGGCGCGAATACCCCGACCGGGGTAGGTACCGGTCAATAAACGTATGGTGACTTTAACCAGCAGTACAGAGCCAGTGACGGAAATGAAAGCGGCACTTGAAGCCCACGGGCAGATTGTATCGCAGGATTCTCCGGAAACTTCTTCCGTACCCTCCGAGACCCCCGGTGTGTTGCCCGCGACTGGTCCGGAAGGTGAAAGCGCTCCCGCCTCGGAAGCGGGTCAACAGCAGGAAACTCAGGCGGCTCCGCCGAATCCGGCGCAGCCAAACAAAGGGCGTAGGGGAGATTTTGAATCGCGCCGAGTGCGCCTCGAAAAAGAACGCGACCGTTTCAGGGACGACCTGGAGCATGAGCGTGAAGAGAGATCGAGGTTAGCAGATGAACTCGCGGTGGCCACTTCAGAACTGGCGAAACTAAAGCCAGTTGAGCCGCAAAAGGAGCCGGAGTTGGTCCGACCAGCTATGCCGGCATTCCCGAGACGCGAGTCGGATGATTACGACGGGTCTAAGTACGAACAGGCGCTTGCCGATTACCAAGCGGCACTCGATAAGTACTCCGTCGATATGGGCGAGTATCAGGTTAAGTTTACCGAAAGAACCGTCCAGTCACAACTCGCAAAGCGCGAAGAAGAGCGCAAACAGGCGGAAGCCGAGGCCACAGCCAATCGCAAACACGAAGAACTGCGTGCCCGTATTTCCGAAGAGGCCAAGACATTCGAAGACTACCAGGAATTGGTAGAAGCGATGCCTGAAGATCCGATTCCCACTAATGCGACGTTCGACGCCGCGATTATGGATTCGGAGCATCCGGCCCTGTTAATGCGCCACTTTATGATCGATCATCTGGATAATAACGGTACAGAGCGAGATCGTATCATGGCAATGACTCCTATTCGGATGGTTCGCGCCATCGCTGAAATAGAGAACAAGTTGCTGACCGAAAAACCCCAAGTTGCAGCACCGCCGACCGCTCCAGTAGCGGCGCCGGTTGCCGCTGCACCGTCCGCAGTATCCACGCCTGAGCGTCCCGCAAGACCTAAATTCACGCCCCCGGCCGCACCGATTGAACCGGTGGGGTCCAGGAGCACGGCATCAACAGCAAGCCTTGGTGTTGCCAAGAGTGCGCTTGAGTATGCCAAATTGCGTGGAGCGGGCGTCAATAGGTAGTTAGTTGGCGCAACCGTCGTGAGACGGGTGGGAGAGTCATGGCTAACACGTATTTGACCATCAGCATGATCACGTTCGAGATGCTGATGGTTCTACACAACAACCTCGTGGCTGGTAAAAAAGTTACCAGGACATGGGAAAAGCAGTTTGCGCGTACCGGCGCCAAGATCGGGGCCAACGTGCAGATTCGCAAACCACCGCGTTACATCGTTGTGGACGGACAAACGTTCGTACCGCAAGATTACACCGAAGAGTACGTTCCATTGACGATCAACCAGCACAAACAGGTTGGTTGCGAATGGGCTTCGGACGATCTGACGCTCAATATGGACGACTTCAGCCGCCGATTCCTGAAACCGGCGCTGGTTCCAATGGCCAACCAAGTCGATCTGGATATCCTGGCAAACCTCCTGAATCAGGTATGGAACGCCACCGGTACACCAGGCACGACAGCGGCAACGGACACTCCGTTCGTAGATGCCAAGAGCGTTCTGGCAAACAACTCGGCCATGATCACCGAAGACATGCCGATGCTGGTTACGCCCAAGGTATCTGGCCGCCTAAGCAGCGGTCTGGCTGGACGTTACAACCCGCAGCCAAGCATCTCTGACCTGTACCTGAAGGGCGCGATGAGCGATCCTCTCAAGGGCAGCGAGGGTCATGCTCTCGGATGGGACTTCTTCAGCACCCAGACGCTTCCGGTATTCACCACGGGCGCATGGGCTGGAACCAGCCCCACGGTATCCACCGCCAACCAGTCCGGATCGGCTATCAACACCACCGGCTGGACGGTCAGCATCACCGGCCTCGGCAAGACGAACGATGTTGTTCAGTTTGCTGGCGTCTATGGTGTCAACCCTGTGACGTTCCTGTCCACCGGTGAACTCCAGAACTTCCGTTTAACGGCGGATGTCAACTCGGATAGCTCCGGCAACGCAACACTGAACGTTTATCCTCCGCTTTATGCAAACGCCGGCAAGAACACCACTGTTTCGGCGCTTCCTGGTTCCAGCGCGGCCGTTATGCCTTGGGGCCAATCCACCGTGGCAAACGTTGCATCGAAGGTATCCCCGCAATGCTTCGGCTGGCAGGTGGAAGCGGTTACCTTGGCCTGCGTTGACCTCTATGTCCCAGAGGAAGGCATGGGCGTTAAGGCCATCCGCGTTTCCGATGACGATCTCGGACTCAGCTTCGTGTTCATGAGCGGATTCGATCCACGGGCTTACAGTAAGCTGTCCCGTATCGACATTCTCTATGGCACGACGGCTGTCCGTCCGGAGCACGTCGTAAGGGTTGCATCGTAACCCCAACGGGATAATGTCACCCAGGAGAAAACTACGACCATGAACAAAGTATTCAACATTCTCGCAACCATCGCCCTTGCGGTTGGTATCAGCGAACTGCCCGCTCAAGCGCAGATTCAGACCGCTTCGACCACAACTCTCGGCGCCGCGATCACCAGCGCCTCGCAAACCACCATCACACTGGCCAGCACGAGCACGATGCTCTCCGCCGGCCCGGTGAACCAAGTCAACACCATCCTCTGGGTGGACAACGAGTACATGACCGTTAGCTCCGTAGTCGATTCCACGCACGTGATTGTCAACAAGCGTGGTGTGACTCCCGGTGTCGGCGGCCGTCCGTTACTCCACAACTCCGGAACTACCGTTTACTTCTTCATCACCACGAACGGTATCCCGGCTCCCAGCTTTGTGTCTTTCGGCCAACTGATCTACGAAATTGCCAATACGACGTGCGTAATCGGTAACGAAAAAGCGCTACCGCTTATCTACACGTTCACGGGCAAGAAGTACGACTGTCTGGGCGGGGCATGGGTGGAAACTGATCAGCCTGGGCCTCCGGTTCTGGGCGCAACGGTGGCCTCTCCGGCGGGCGTCATGACGCCGACCGGGACCATCTTCCTGGTGTCAGGAACGAACGCCATTACCGGCATTACCGTGCCTAATGGTTTCGCTCCTGGCATGTCGATCACGCTCATTCCAACCGGTGTCTTCACGACCACCACGGCGACAAATATCAGACTCGCCAGCACTGCGGTGGTTGGGAAGGCGTTGATCATGACGTACGATGGAACGAAATTTTCACCTTCGTATTGATTAACGAAGCCACGCTCGACCGTTATTAATATGCGCGATAAGACCCTGACTAACGCCGTAGGAATCCGCAATGGATTGCTGTGTCATTCCTGCGGCCAGTTGGGATCTTATCGCGCTCACTTGTTCGTGGCTCAATTTTGTCCATTTACGTCCCTTGCGGCGCATGTCCTCATTGTTGTCGGCTATCGTTCCTTGAAAAAGATGGCTACCGCGTACGCACGGAGGGTTGTCGCATTTGTGAAGTACGCTCATCCCCTCCTCCAAGGCTCCATTTTGAATCTCATACCCGTAGCGGTGAGCGGTTGTGTGGTTGCTTGCCGTAATGGCGAAATTCCCATAACCATTACCGTTGGCAGCCCCAGTCCATTGCCAGCAATCTCCACCTGGACCTTGGCCGGGAGACTTATCCACTTTTGCCCAGAAGCGTTCTTCTGGGTTTCCGCGGTGGCCGATTGGGTTGCCACCTTTACATTTTGCGGAGCAAAACCGCGCCCATCCCTTAGCCACTTCGCAAGCCTTGGCAAGAAATGGCGAACCACAGGTTTCGCAAGTTCTTGGAACGCTACGCTTTTGCGGCATTTGGTTTCCTTTCGCAGTGCGGCAGATGCGCTCTTAATTCGCGGGAGCCAAGTTTTCTTCTACACCAAGGGCATGGTACCAGAACTTTGGGCCGCCCCATTACAGGAGGTTTGTGTTTCATGTTAAGCATAGTGGCACAAAGTAGACGTAAAGTAAAGCGGCTGATTGTTGCGGCCATGTTTTTGGCCAGCACTTTGCCAATTGGCGCTGACCCGCAGAACGGCCGGGTGTTGACCGTGACCGCCGGTACTCCAGTTCCGCTGATCCCGAACGCCAGCCAAGTTAACCCGGTAATAGCAAGTTCGATCTTTATCCAGGCGCTCCACAACGGCGCCGGGATTATCTACATTCTGAATTGCAACCCGCAGACAACCTGTTCCAAAGGGAATGCGACGACGATTCTCGTCGCGGAGCTTTCGCCGGCCAGTCCGACATCGCCGGGAGGATGGTTCCGGTTCCCTAGTAACGGCCAGAACGGGTCTGGCGGAACGACCGATGTGCGCTACTGGCAGATCGACGGCACGAATTCCGGCGACACCGTGGCCACTTCGTGGGATTTGAGGCAGTAGAGGAGATTTATGGCAGACGAAAGAGTTCCATCCAATCCGGACAAGTACCCTGCGTGGGTCAAGATCGACGGCCATCCGGTGCTGATGTTTGACCATTACCACCACGGCTCCATGATTGGCAAAAAGCTGGACCAAAACGGTGAAGAGATAGTCGAAGCGCCACCTCCGGAAGTCCTATCGGAACCGGAACCGGAGCTTACCGCCGAAGCTCTGTTTGGTAAAGAGGAATAGTCCATGTCCACCTGTCTCGATATCGTTTCGGGAGCGCTAACTAAGATCGGGCAACTCGGGCAGGGCCAGACGGCCTCTCCAGAGGACGGGGCTCTCGGCCTGAGGAACATGAACCTCATCCTGTCGGCCTTGAGCACACAGCGGCTCATGATTACGTTTGTCACACAGGTTCCGTATACGCTGGCTGCAAATACCGCCAGCTACACTCTTGGGCCAACCGGCGTGATTACGGTTCTCCGGCCAACGTTCATCGAGGGAGTCCAGGTCAACCCAATTGGTGGAACATGGCTGACGCTCAATATGCTCACAAAGGCCGAATGGGATGCCATCCGGACGAAGAATGCCACAGCTGACATTCCGGAATCGGTCTATGTAGAGTACAATTTCCCGAATTTACTGGTCTACTTCCACCCGATTCCAACCATGAATGTGGCGGCCAAGTTCGGCGCGTGGGAGCAATTGAACCAATTCAGCACCCTATTCGACCTCGTTCAGTTCCCCCCTGGATACGAAACGATGCTTCAGAATTTGCTGGCTGTCGATCTGGCTTCCTACTATGACCAGCCGGTAACGCCGCAGATGCAAACCGATGCGGCGATTGCCTATCAGTTTATCGCTGGATT